TTTCATGAGTGTTGACATTTCTTCGAGAGAGTCTTTATGTCAACACGTCTATTTTATTTCTAGGTCGTCGCGCGTCAACTCGTTGACTCTCTTTGTTGCACTCGTTTAACTCTAACTAAATGATCGAGAAGTATCTCTCTCAAGGCTATCACTGCTTGCCATGTAAAAAAGCTTCGAAAGCCACAACGCTTGAAGCTGGTTACTCTACAATAGAATACTGTGAATCAGGCATCAGCGAAGATCAAGCCTCTGAGTGGGATAAGAAATTCCCTATACAAAAAGGCTACGGCATTGCACTTCTTTGCGGTAAAGCCAGCAATACAATAGCTCTCGACATTGATACAAACGACATGGAGCTTGCAAAGCTGCTCCCCGATTCGCCTTGCGTAAAGCGCGGTCAAACAGGTGAAACAAGATTCTTTCGCTACTCAAATAACTTTAATAGAACCATCACGATTAAGCCCGAGATAAAACTCCCGTCAGGAGTGAAAGACCAAATTGAAATTCTTTCAAACGGCAAATACACCCTACTTCCGCCATCAATCCACGAGACAACAAAGCAGCCTTATATCTGGACAGGCGAAGATCAACTGATTTTTTTCACCCCAAGTGATCTTCCAGAATTAGATACAACAATCATTGATATAATTAGAGACTATTATTCTAAAAAATACGGCTACACTAAAAGTAATAAGACAAGCGTTGAGCTTTCAGGACACTTTGCTCCCGAGAAAGATCGCGTTGCTCATGGTAGCTATGATAGACTTAAAAAACTCGCTGCAATCATTGCGCATAAAGAACTCCCTATAGAAATAGCCGTAAAAGAGCTTCTGGATTACGACCGCGAGCATCACGGACCCCTTAATTATTTCAAAGACAAAACTCGTGGGCCAGACGCAGCAGCAGATGAAGAAACAAACGCACTTCGTTTTTACGGCAATATTCTTCACGCGATTAACCGTGAAAGAGCAAAGAGAAACGAGTCACCACATAAGTTCTTATACGCATTTAACGAAGCACCCCCACAGCCCATTCTTATAGAAACAAAAAGGGAATACCCTCGCGCTCGTGGGGTGATGGGCGATTTTCAAAAGTATTGCGATCTTATCTCTAACGGCAAACAAGACGCGCTCTCTCTTGGAGGCGCCCTTGCTTTTATGAGCGTTCTTTGCGCCAACAGATTTCGCACTCAAGCCCTACAGTTTGACGTTAGATCAAATATGTACGTTTTAAATCTAGCTAAGTCTGGGGTGGGAAAGAACATCTCTCAAAGTCTTATATCTGACTTGCTTGAAGACACGTCCCTTCTTGGCTCTAATAGCTACAAATCAGGAACTTCTATCATTCAAGGACTTCCAGAACAGCAAGAGCGCTTAAACGTAATGGATGAGTGTGCGGCTTTTCTTAAATCCGTGGCTGAAGGCGAGGGCTTTCAACAAGAGATTAACGATGTGCTTTCTAATTTGTTTTCATGCGCGAATAGATACTTCGCTGGAATCTCAACTGCAGGCGCAGGGGATAAGTACGGCGCTTGTTACAATCCAAGCGTGAGTTTACTTGGCTCTACAACTCTTTTCGGTTTTAAGAACTCAGTGAATAAGTCCATGGGGGCTAAGGGCCTTATGCCGAGATTTCTCGTTTTCTGGCAATTCGATGTAGGTACGTTTAGAATCCCAACTCGTGCGGAGATTGAGAAGTCAAAAGATATCTACAAGTCTCTTAAAGCGTTTACTTCTAAAATCTACAATCATGAGAAAAGAACAGCAGCGGGTTTCACCCAGAGTCTAATTCCTAATATGGGGGTGAAGTACGACCCTGAAGTTATCCCAATGACTGACGCTGCGCATGAGATTTATGTCGAGTACGCTAGAAAATATTTTCCTAAAAACACAGAAGCGGAAACCTTTGAAGACGCCTTTCGTAACCGCTTTGCTGAGCTTTCTGTTAAATGCGCTCTATTAGACGCTATATCGCTTGGGCTTGATGAGATTGATAAAGACTCCATTGAGTGGGGAATTGAAGTCGTAGAAGCAAGCTGGGCCAATATGCGAAGCGTTTACGAGCAGACAAGCGCAGAGAATCATATCGAGAAAAACTCGCTTAAAGTCTTTGAGCTTATAAAAGAATCTGGAGATGGTTTGAGTCTTTCGGATTTAATCACCAAAACAAGATGGCTCAAAGCTCGTGAGAGAAAAGAAATTCTAGATGACCTCACGGAAGCGGGTCACGTTCAGTTCACGTTTATTGACGGCAAAACAAAGAAGATAAAAAAGTATTATTTAGCCTGAGTCACCCCAATAACCTAAGAGATAATTGTAAGAGATAATTGAAAGATAATTGTAAGTTACAATTATCCCCATATGACGCACCGTGAAATAATTGTATAGTTGTAAATAATTGTAGGCTATTTTACAGTTATTTCACGGTGCGTTAAGTATATGAATATATATAGTATATATACATATATATATAGATAATTGTAATAATTGTAATAATTGTAAGCATACCCCCTCTTTTTTAGCTCTGACGCAGAGGGTCTATAGTAAATACAAGCACTTAGCTAAAAACACGTAAAAACAGGTGTAATACCCCCCTGAAATTATTCAATTATTACAATTATTCGATTTGAACGCTCAATAGAATGGGCTGTGCGAACTTATTATGTGGGGTGTTCGCACGACTTAACGCTCTTTTAACTTGAAAACCTAATCAGTTTGGCTTTATAATGATGCTATGAGTCAAAAGAACAAAAAGAAAGCAAAGCGCAAATATAAAAAACACGTTTATTACGTTGGAGCTAAAATCGTCGATCAACACGCAGGAACAGGCGCCCCAGAACTAAGTTATAGAATATGGCCTTTTCTTAAAAGAAAAGAAGCTTATGACTACTATGCCTATTTAAAAGATGAGTTTTATCTCAAAGTTAAAATCTCTAAAGACCCTATAGCTTTATATAAAGCCATTAACAAAGGAGAATCAAAATGAAATACCTAAACGTACTTGTATTAACGTTATTAACCGCCTCATGCGCCTCTGGATCGCTTCAAAGAGAATGGAAAGCCCGTGGCTACTCAGACACCGAAAAAGCCCTAATCAAGCCCCATCTAGACAACTACAACAGCCAAATGTCAGGCGCTAGATCATCCTTCTTTGGTATGGTTACTCAACATTCGAACATCGAGGAACAGCTTCGCAACGTCTTCTGTAATTGCCACAAAAAACTAGGCTCTAAGTGCCGAGAAAAGGTTGAAACAGTCCCAGAAGATTTAAAACAACTTTGGGCTAAATCCAATGCAGCAGAAATGGCACTAAAAATGCAACATAACCTAGACCCAGTAGCCGCAATGGCTGGCACAAGCTCACTTGACCCAGACGTATGTGCAGGAGGGATTTAATATGAGCAAGCACACAAAAGGCCCATGGAAAAACTTTTCTCAAGGAAGAGATAAAGAAATAGTTTGCTGTCAAGATGAACGAGTAGCTGGGATGTTGCTCGTAGCTACAGTTGAAACACTTGAGAATCACCATGGGGATGAATTTATTAAAGAAGATGAAATGCACGCAAACGCCCAGCTCATAGCCGCTGCGCCTGACTTGCTTGAAGCTTTAGAAATTTTAAACTCGACTTATAAAAAACTTTTTGAACACTTCTATAAAGATGCGTGTATACAAGATCAAGAGGTGTACTCTTTAGTTCAGTCTACTCTCAAAAAAGCACGAGGTGAGAAATGAAAAAACTAAATGAAATCATAAAACAATACCTCTCAGAACTCGGCAAAAAAGGCGGCTCAAAGAAATCACCCCGAAAAGCAAAAGCCTCAAAGCAAAATGGTAAAAAAGGCGGGAGACCTAAGAAACCCGACACCCCCTAGCTTTTCTCAAAAACCCAGTTCAAACTAATCTCATGATTGGAATAATCTTACTTTTCGTTTTAGCTTTCGCAGTAGTCGTTCTAGCTGTAAGCAAACTTGAATTTCCCGCAGGTCTGCAACTAGCTACTTGCGCAGCGTTTTTGCTGCTTTTTGCTTTTATCTTTTCTGTTATTTTTAAGTAACGCAGCGTCAATTCTTTTACTTTATCAAATCTAGCTTTACTTCGTGAAAACACTTATCCTGCAAGCAAGATCAGCGATTAGCTAGAACTTGAACTAACGGCTCCCATCTATCCGTCTTCATATTTCATGAGCTAGTCGCTGATTCCTAATTGAAAGGAATTTATGGCTAGACCAAAAAAAGAAACCACCACAGAACCCTTAGACGAGATTCAATTAATCGCACAAAAAGAAAAAGAACTCTCTGAGATGAAAAAGAACGTAAAGTTCAATTTCCAAAAACAAGCTCAGAAAATCCATTCCTTATATAAACTCGCCCTATCAACTTTAAAAGCTAACAAGTCTTGGACAAGCGAAGCCAATTACGTAGACGTAGAGCATACACATTTCTTCCACACTATTAACAGCTCTGGTCAGGCTCAAACAACTTGCGCTCCCGTTGGCGGCCATTTCCATGAAATGATCCTTGTCACACCAGCAACAGAAGACACCCCACCCGTTTATAAATGCTCAGGCCCTATGAAAAAAGTACGTCAAAAAAACGCTTACGGCGCTTGGGAAGTTGTATCTGTTCCAGTAAACAGCATAGATCACCACACCCACGAAGTTACTTATTTGCACTCAGAAATCTGGAACCCACCTAAAATGAATCCTGAATTTACTAAGCTTCAAGCTCAAATGGCTGCGAAGATTGTTAAAAGCACAGAGTTTTACGAGCAATAATGAACTTAAGAGAGCTAGTGATCGACGAGTACCAGCGTACTGTCACAAATCACCCCAACATTCCAAAAGAATTAAAGAAAGCACTTCGCGTTTACGAGCGAGTGCCTAAGTTCTTAGATAACATGTGCCGTGAGCTATCTGTTCCAGCTTTTAAAAATCATTCGAACAATCAACTTAGAAAAATAGTTAGCGACGCCACAATGTTTTTTATCTCTCTCACACAACGTAGAGCAGAAGAAAAGATGTTTAGCGAACTAGAAAAGAACAGATTGCGTCAGCTCGAAGTTGATAAAGCAATTCTAAACAAAGCCGCAGATAGTGGCGTAATTGACGAGGAGGTTATTAGTGTCCTCTCAAAAACAGAAGAAAAAATCGGAACCTAAGCCAAAACCCGAAGGCTACACATTTGGAAGACCGACAAAATATCGTCCTGAGTATTGCGAAATGCTAATCTCACACATGTCTACAGGACTTAGCTTTGAATCTTTTGCTGGAGTCGTGGGAGTTTGGAAAGAAGCTATATATGAATGGACAAAGAAGCATCCAGACTTTTCGAACGCCCTAAAGGCGGCGCGTTCAAAACAAAGACTTGCTCTAGAGAAAAGAGCACTAGCACAAGCTTTCGGACAAACTAAAGGCACACCTGCCACACTTATTTTTATTTTGAAAAATACAATCGGCTGGAAAGACAATCCAGAGCCACAAGATGATAGCTACGATGATTTGGAGTTTAACGAGTAATGGAAATAAAAATATCTTGTGAAACAAAACTTTATCTTCCTTTAGAAAATATAAAAGATTTTCAAGGCGCGCTTAAAACGCTTGACCCAGATAAAAAAGAAAAATTAAAAAAACAAATCTTAGAACAGGGGTTTGCTGCGCCTATTTTTGTTTGGAAAAACGACGGAAAGTATTATTGCTTAGACGGCACTCAAAGAAGAGTAGCACTACAGGATTTAAAAAGTACAGGCTATAAAATCCCTGATCTTCCTTGCGTTGAAATTCACGCTAAGACAAAACGAGAAGCTAAAAAGAAACTACTATCGTATGTTAGCCAATTTGGAAAAGTCACAGGCGCAGGCTTGTATGAGTTTATTAATGAAGCTGAGCTAGACTTAAAAGAGCTAGAAGACTTCGAGATACCAGAAATTGATTTAGAAGATTTTAAAGAAGAATTCTTCCCAGAAGATAAGCCAGTAGGTGACGGCTCAGAAGACGAAATTCCAGAAGTTTCTTTAAATGAATTAGGCGTTAAGCTCGGAGATATATTTGAACTGGGTAATCATCGGTTGATGTGTGGGGATTCGACTGACTTGGCAACCGTAGAGAAGCTAATGAATGGCGAGAAGGCTGATATATCTTTTACGTCTCCGCCGTATAATGCTGAAAGGTCTCCAACTCAAAGCGAAAGACGCCGGCCTAATCATCAAGCTAAAAAATATGAAAATCACAATGACGCAATGTCTGTTGAAGATTATAAACAGTTAATATCTAAATCCCTTTATAATGCTCAAAGGTTTGTAGATTATCAATTAGTGAACATTCAACATTTAGCGGGTAACAAAATTGCTCTTTTAGAATGGCTATACGATTTTAGAAATAATTTTGTAGATACTTTAATATGGTTTAAAGAACATGGTATGCCACAAATGGCAGAAAAATGTCTAAACAGTGCATTTGAATATATTTATATTTTCAGCAAAGACAATAAACCTAGTAAAGCTATTAAAACAGCCACGTTTAGAAATATTGATAATGTATATGTAGGTAAGAAACAAACTGCTAACGAGTTTTCAAATATACATGCAGCAACATTTCCATTGCATTTACCAGAATTTATAGTTAGTAATTTTTGTCCAATAAAGGGATCTGTTTTGGATCTTTTCTTAGGCACTGGCACAACAATAATCGCTTGCGAGAAAACAAACCGCAAATGCTATGGCATGGAACTCGACCCACACTATTGTTCCGTAATCATCAAGCGCTGGGAAGAATACACAGGAAAAAAGCATAAGAAGCTAACGTGAAACTCTCTATCTCCTACAAAATGCTTCCACATCAAAGAGAGTTTCATAATGATCTGCACTCGAAGTTCTTGCACATATCGGGTGGGTATGGATGTGTTAAAGATTCGACTCTAATAAAAACTCCGAGGGGTCTAATCCCCATTTCTGAAATAAGAAAACCACAGCCTGTTTTATCTTGGAACGAGAAGAGTAATCAATTTCAGCTTTCTCTAAGTACTGGTGCGTACCCAAAAGGTAAGGCGAATCTTTATCGAGTAGTGCATGAGCACGGAGAATTTGTAGCAAGCGAATTTCACCAAGTTTTTTGCGCTGATTATAAGTATCGACCTTTACGAAGTCTTTCGGTCGGCGATAAAATTTCATATTCGAAAAACCATCTGGACTCCAATTTCTATGACCTCCAGAAATCGTCTCTTTTAAATGACGAGCATTTGAAGCAAACAATCGAAGATTTTTTACATCGTTATGAAGGCGACACCCGTCTATATGGTCAACAACTTCTTTCTTTTTTAAATAACGCCCTAAGTGTTTTTCCATTACAAAACGATGCTCTAAAATTTTGCCAGTCAAATCACCAGAGCATTTTCGAGCGTATGGATGTTCGATTGGGGCAGGAGTTAGCACATAGCCATCGCGATCAATTACTCTTCCAAACTTACGAGAGCCACTTAATTCCCCAGACGCACTTCCTTGATAACGTCTTGGCCAGTTGTACTTTAACATCTGCCTCTGAATATACTTTTGGGGATAGCCAATCACTTCTGCAATCTGCTTACTTGAGCGCACACCATCACAAAGAGCTTTTATTTTTTCAAGATCATACTTCATTATGTTCGACCTTACCCATAGCCGCAATCAAATCAATAGAAAAATTGCCCTATGAAGAATGGTTTTGGGACATGCATGTTTTTGAAACAAACAACTATATAACGGGTGATGGGGCTATTCATCATAACTCAGGCAAGACATATAGCCTTTGTATGAAGGCAATCAAAATGCGCTGGATTAATAGATTGTTTTCTGGTGGCTTGGTCACGCCAAGTTATCCTGAACTAAAAAAAGACGTACTTCCCACATTTGAATCTATACTCGAAGAAAATAGAATCCCTTACACATATCATCAAACAGATAAAATCTTTAGCTTCCCATGGTGTAAGGGAAAGCTTTTTTTATTCACCGCTGAGAAAAAAATCAGAGGCCCAAACTTTTCAGATATGGGAATAAACGAAGCAGCTTTAATTGATAAAGAAAGATACTTAGAATGTATTGGCCGCGTGAGGGTAAAGGGAGCGCCTTGCCCACAAATCTACAGCTCGTCTACCCCAGAAGGTATGGGAAATTATCTCTATGAGTTATTTGTAGAAAAACCTATGAGCAATTCTAGAATTATCTATGCGAAAACAATGGATAACATTGAGAACATTGATCCCGCATATATTGAGTCACTAAAAGCGTCTTACGATTCGCTCACCCTGCAAGCCTACTTAAATGGCGAATGGGTAAACATGAACGGCAATCAATTCTATTACTCGTACAATGCTAGCGTTAACGAAGACCGCACTTTAAAGCGCGATCACAATAAGCTCGTACTTGTTGGCCTAGACTTTAACGTCGATCACATGACTGCCACAATATGGCATTACGATAATGACGGGCTAAAGGGCTTTGACGAAATCTATTTAGAGCGTAACGCCGACACGCAGAAAATGTGTGAAGCTCTCAAAGCTCGCGGATACACCCCAGATATTACAACAATCTACCCAGACCCCGCAGGAAAAGCGCGCTCAACAAAGGGCGCTCCCGATCACGAAATCCTCAGGCGCGAAGGCTTTAACGTAGTGTCTCGACTAAGTGCGCCACGCATGAGAGAGCGCCAATTAAACATGAATAACAAATTAGAAAAGGGCTGGATAAAATACAATCCAGACACAATGCCGAAACTGCGAAAAGACTTTCTTTCAGTAGAACAAAACCCCGTAACTCTAGAAAAATCAAAAGACGACCCGCGCTTAACACACGCTTCTGACGGTCTAGATTATCTTGTCGATGTTTTAAGTCCGTTCAATCGCCCAAGCCGCATGGAATCTGTTACATTTAGATAGTATGAGAATCAAAAACGAAGACGATATTCTTAATCCTGAAATAAGAAAAAAGATCATCGAAGAAATTAACTCTACCGAAAACGTAGCTAGAAAAGAAAAGTTTTACAAATTCTACCAGTGCTATAAAGACAACACTAAGGAATATGTGCTTAAAAATCTTCGCTATCAATTCGACGCAGATACAGTGCGCGAGATGGCCTACTCCATTACAAACCTTGGTTTTGCTCGTAAAATTGTAGACAAATTAGCCCGCGTTTATAATGAAGGCGTAGAGCGAGAAGTTTATAAAGATGATAGCGAGGTAGTTGATGAGGAACTTACAAAACAAGTTCAAGAAATCACTAAGCTCTTAGATATAAATAGATTCTTTAAAAAAACAAACAGGTGGTTAAAGCGTGATAAAAACTGCGTTCAATATATTACTCCCAGAAAAACAGGTTTTGATTCTGATGACGAGAAATATACGATCAAGCCTATTGTTTTACCAGCTTATCTTTATGACGTCGTTGAACTAGATGGGAATAGAGAAGTAGCTGGCTGTTATATTTTAAGCGACTTCTCACCAA